AACCAACTGTTCCATGTACACCAGTTAATGGGTGTGGACGAGGCCCAGGTGTACAGCGTGATGTAGCATATGCTTGGATTGATCGTTATTGTAATGGAGATGCTGTACCTACTCCGCCAGGAGAGACTACATTTTCTGTTAACTATGGTCTTGGTGGGCAGGCTTCTGGACCGGTTCAATTCTTTGGTGTTGCTACTGTTAATGGTGTAGTTGTTCCTACTTCACCGCTTGCTATATTACAACCAGGTCAAAAGGACACTCGTGTTCGAGCTGCAGTAGTTCCTGATGGAGCTATATTCGAAGTAACTATTACTGGAACAGTTCTAGCTACTGGAGCACCTGTAGTTTTCGGTAATGGTACTGATACTCGAGTTCGTATGGCATCTGGTACATGTCCTACTGCAACTCCTTTAGCTCCGGCACCACCGACTACAGTGCCTGTTGGGTCAACAGTTCCTGGTGCTCCACCTCCAGCAGCGCCTCCACCCGTGAACACATTGCCTCCTGGAGCCGTATTTCCTCCGGCTCTTTAATGGATGAGAACAATCGTAAACCTCGTCGAGATGCCATTGCAACTTTGATATTAGTTCTTACAGGCGTTATTGCTTTTTACATTGTTGCGGCCACGTTATTAGTAATAATTATTGAGTTGAACGATCCATCAGCCGATACATCTGGAATCGTTGGTAGTCTTAGTGCAATGATAACTGGTATACTTGGGGCGTTACTCGGTTTGATTGCTGGACGGAGTGATCTTAAATGAAACCACTTCCATTTTTAGCGGTGATTGCTTGTGTTAGTGGTATTGGATTGATTGGTGTAGCATTTAATAATGAACCATCTGCTAGTCCTCCTCCTACTACGATTGAGACTCGCATTCCAGGACCACAAGGTCCAACGGGTCCTCAGGGGCCTCCAGGACCTCCTGGGAGCTCCGTAACAGGCTCGGCTGGTCCTCAGGGGCCTCAGGGTCTTCCTGGTCCTTCAGGCCCCCCAGGAGAATCAGTTGAAGGCCCACGAGGTCCTCAAGGTTCGCGAGGAGCGCAAGGGCCACCAGGTCCTACAGGTTCTCAAGGATCTAGAGGAATTGATTTTAGTTGTCCAATAGGTTTTACTGCTCAGTTAATTACAGTTCATCAACGTCGTCCAAATGCTGATCGTCTTATTTATGTGTGCGCTCAAGGTTAGGAGGGTGATGACTGAAGCTAAATATCAGGTTCAATTGATTAAAACAATTCGTAAGCTGTTGCCAGGCTGCGTTATTTTAAAGAATGATCCGAGGTTCATGCAAGGGATTCCGGATATTCTAATTCTGTATCAAAACAAATGGGCAATGCTTGAAGTTAAACTTTCAGACACAGCAGGCATTCAACCTAATCAAGAGTATTATGTTGGCGTGCTTGACGAAATGTCATTTGCTTCATTCATAAATCCTGGGATTGAAGAGGAAGTCTTGCATGATCTTCAACAATCATTCGGAATTGTCGGGAAAACACGCCTTCCTTAGCCCAAGCAATTATCATTGGCTTAATTATAATGATCAAAAGCTAGAAGCTCGTTTTGCAGTATCCATGTCGGCAAGACGTGGAACTGATCTTCATGCACTTGCTCATGAAGCTATTCGACTTGGTGTTAAGTTGTCTAAGGTTAATAAATCGTTATCTACATATGTTAATGATGGTATTGGGTACAAGATGACATGTGAATTAACGTTATATTATTCTGATAATTGTTTTGGCACTCCAGATACGATTTCATTTCGTCGTGGTAAATTAAGAATTCACGATTTGAAAACTGGTATCACGCCAACTTCAGAACATCAACTAGAAATTTATGCTGCATTGTTTTGTTTGGAATATGGCGTTAATCCATTTGATATTGAAATTGAATTGCGAATTTATCAAAGAGATGAGATTCGTATATTTGAACCATATGCTGAAAGCATTATTCGTATCATGGAAACCATTGTAGATTTTGATCGACAAATTGAGGAAATGAAGGCTTCTGATAGGTTCTAGGGGGTGATGCCTGTGTTGATAGAAGAAGATGATTTAGTTCATTATGGAATTCTACGTAGATCAGGTCGTTATCCTTGGGGATCCGGCGATATTAGTGAGTATCAGCGTAATAAAATATTTCTTGATTATGTTAATGATATGCGGCGCGAAGGTATATCAGAAAAAGATATTGCGACTGGCTTTGATATTTCTATTAAAGAACTTCGTAATGACAAATCAGTTGCTAGAAATCAAAACAGAGCAGCTGACATTGCCATGGCGCAACGTTTAAAGGACAGAGGATGGGGTCCTACTGCCATTGGTGAAAGAATGCAGATGCCAGAATCAAATGTTAGGGCTTTACTTGAACCTGGTGCAAAAGACAAAAATGATATTTTGTTCGCAACATCGAACAGACTTAAGAAAGAAGTGGCAGACAAGACATATGTCGATGTTGGTTCAGGCGTTGAACATTATCTAGGAATTACTGCATCAAAGTTGGACACTGCTGTTGGTTTACTTCGTTCAGAAGGATACGAAGTATGGCCAGTTCCTATTCCTCAATTAGGCGCACCTCATGATACTCGAGGAAAAATTCTGTGTCCTCCAGGCACTACTCAAAGAGATGTATTTCTAAACAAAGATAAGATTCAACAAGTTACTAGTTTCTCTGATGATGGTGGTAGAAACTTTTATGGATTATATCCTCCTCTTTCGTTAAATCCGAAACGAGTTCATGTTCGTTATGGAGATGAAGGTGGAGCAGAAGCAGACGGTATGATTTATGTAAGGCCAGGAATTAAAGATATTGAACTTGGCGCAGCTCAATATTCGCAGGTTCGCATCGTCGTTGGCAAGGGTCATTACCTTAAAGGTATGGCCATGTATAAAGATGATCTTCCAGATGGTGTTGATATTCAGTTTAATACCAGTAAAAGAGATACTGGTGATAAACTAGATGCAATGAAACCGATTAAAAGTACAGATGCTAATAATCCTTTTGGTTCTCGTATTGATCATCAAATTGGTAAAGATTTATGGACAGATAAAGGTAAATTAACTTCAGTAATGAACATTGTTAATGAGCAAGGCGATTGGGAAAAATGGTCTCGTAGTTTGTCTTCACAAATGTTGTCTAAGCAGAGTCCTACTCTTGCTAAGCAGCAACTTGATATGACATTTGAACATAGACAGCAACAATATGAAGACATCATGGCACTTACGAATATGACAGTTCGTAAGAAGATGTTAAAAGAATTTGCTGAATCAACTGCGTCAGCATCAGTTCATCTCAAAGCAGCATCTCTTCCTGGGCAAGCTGTTCACGTAATTCTTCCATTGTCTAATATTAAGCCAACACATGTTTATGCTCCTAGGTATGAGAATGGTGAACGAGTTGTTTTGATTCGGCATCCACATGGTGGTACTTTTGAAATTCCAGATTTGATTGTTAATAATAGAAACGCTGAAGGTAGAAAACTTATTGGCAAAGATAGTTCAGATGCAATTGGAATTCATCATAGTGTAGCCAAAAGATTATCTGGTGCAGATTTTGATGGGGACACGGTTCTTGTAATTCCTGATTCTCGTGGTAGAATTACAATTACTTCTGCGCTTAAAGAACTAAAAGATTTTGATCCTATTGCAGCGTATCCAAAAGTTGAAGGCATGAAGACCATGTCGAAGGCAAATACGCAAGCTGAAATGGGAAAGATTTCTAATCTAATTACAGACATGACCATTCATGGTGCACCACCATCGGAAATTGCTAGAGCCATCAAGCATTCTATGGTTGTTATTGATGCTGAAAAACATGAACTTAATTATACATTGTCTGCTAATGATAACAACATTAAGGATCTTCAAAAGAAGTATCAACGTGACATGTCAACGGATGGGTCAGGTGGTGCATCTACTTTAATTTCTAGGGCTAGAGCTAAGGTATTCGTTCCTGAAAGAAAAGCTAGGCTTAGAAAAGAAGGTGGTCCTGTTGACCCCGTCACTGGGGAA